ATCCGCATCATTCGCCTGTAAAGCATCGCTGGCATCCTTATAAGGTTCTGCCAAGTGAGCAATCTTAACGGTTCCTTGAGGCAATAAAGTAGCAACTTGCTCTGTAGCTTTTCGTCCTGCATCATCCTTGTCGAAGAATAAGATGATTTCCGAATATCCTTGTAAAAAAGGTATTTGTTTTTGAATGTCTTTTTTGGCTGACGCTGCCCCATGTGGTAACGAAACCATCGGCCAGTTTTCCATCGCTTCATAGCAGCTTGCAGCATCTAACTCACCCTCGGTAATAACAATCCGTTTGCCAGTAGTAGGAAATAAATGCTGACCAAATAAAGTGTCAGTACTTTCTCCTTCATATTTAAAATCCTTACTTTTAGTCTTTACTTTGAATCCTTTAACACGTCCAGAGCTGTCGAAATAAGGGAAGCGTAAGTATGCATCGTCTCTGTAGATTTTGTAAAACTGGCATACTCTTTCGCTAATGTTCCGTTTTTGCAGCCTTTGGGCTGATCCTTTGAAATTAACATTTGTCTGCATTTGATGAGTGTGTTCTGTATCGCCAGCTGTGTATGTTTGACAACTAAAGCAGTAGCTGTGACCGTCCGTATAAACGCTGTTAGCATCGGACGATCCACATACACCGCATGGCTCATGTCGTATAAATTCGCTTTCGGTCATTTGAGCCAATCAATTGGTATGGCGTGAAATGCACACCATAAAATTCCGTATCTCTTACACCATTGGGCATAAGTAGTCTTTGATTTTTTTGATATTTTTTTATAAGGATCTTGAAAAACCATCCTTAAATCTATATCTGGATTATCTTGAATAACCTGTCTTATCTTGCGCCTATCATCAGGTCGCCAGAAACCTTTAGTCTCAAGGCATACACCGTTAGGCAAGATAAAATCTGGGGTGTATTTATGAGTAATGGTATAGTCAAAACTTTTACCTTCATATTCATAATCCACACCCAGTTCACATAAAAGATCAGAGACTTTCTCCTCTAATCCTGATTTAAACATTAGAAGTCGTCTTCTTCTACTGAACTAGGAGTTGTGTCAGGAGTAACATTTGGATCATCAGCTTTAAAGCCAGAGGTTTTTCCAAACAACTCAGCTACACCACCTTCATCCAAATCTCCTGTATCCACTCCAGCACCGGTTTGAATACTGACGATTTGTACACCCGATAGCTTAAGGCTAGTGCCATAGGTAACGCCATCGCGCAATATATAAGGCTTTTGATGAAAGCCAAGCTTAACTTTTGATCCTTCATATACTGGTGTATCTACGTTCGTGATTGGTGTACCTTCGGTATCAACTACTGGTGGTCTTTTATCCTCAGCCCAAGAAAATTTAATTATGTATTTTCCATCGCTAACCTCTTCCCAAGGTTCTGGTCGTAGAGTTGAACGCTTAGGATTCTTTAATTTGGATTCTGCCCATTTAAGACAGTCAGCTCTTTCTTCCTCAAGTGCATTAACTACATCACTTCCGACTACAGCCTTAAGTGAATAGCCAAATTTACTTGGCTTTAATATCGCCTGATAACCTTCAAGAGTTACAGGACTAGGTGTTACGTGTATGTTCTTCATTAACAGAAAAAATAAGTGGATTCAATTACCTCGGACGGTTGAAAGTCTCCGATAATCGGTGGTTCAGACTTAGATCCAATAGCTTGGGCAAAGTCTCTTAAAAAATCATGCTTCGCAAATAGGTGCATGTAAGTATCGCGTACTAAGGTGGAGAGATAAGTCATATCTGTAGCTCGGCATAAAACACTATCGTGTATCAAACTTATTGGTGCATCAAATCTTGTAGCAGACAAATGTAGCAAGCTTGCATCTAATGAATGTATTAAGTTTGGTGCAGTTGCGTTCTTGTGATGTGCAAGATCAACTCCTAATTCTTGATCTGGAATGCTTACTCGTAAGTTTGTAGTTCCAAATAGTTTAAGTTCTATTCTTTTCCAATTCTGTTTCATTAACTTTTGAGTTACTCTAAAACCAGATGGAGTAATCCACATTAATTCTTTAGCTCCATTCTTAATAGCTTTACTTACTTCTTGCTCTATCCATCTCATGACTCTCATTGGTCCGGGAACTACTACTTCCATGGCATTCCTGACCGCTTGAACTAATTGAGTAAGTTCATCTTTATCTACCTCAATTTCTTTATCTTTAAATGCCTCTCTTATATACTGCCTATTGCTAAAGGGTTTAGCATTGTAGGGTATAGTCATCACGCACCTTTTAGTTTTTTTTCTATCCCAATAAGGACGTAACCTTTCAGGTATGTGTGGACGACTTTTATCAGCTATAACTTGATATGCATCTTGAGGTTTATCGCTTGGTATTACATTGACCAAACGTGCTGTGGACTTATCGCGAGCTAAGCCTGCAAGTATTTGCAAGCCAGAACAGGTAGCATCGGTTGCCACGGGTAACCCTGTAGTTTTCTTACCAGCTATGACAACAGAATAGTATTCGTGACATGCAGCAAGAAATTGCCAAGGTTCGTCAGCTGTTTCCCAATCTCCTATGTTATTAATTGGATCTCTAGCTACCCTGATAATTCTAGATTTATTTTCAATAAGCTTCGGCCACATTAGTCTTTCGTCTAACGTTGCCTTATCAAGACCAAAAGTAGTAGCTACTTGAAAAGCTAACCACTTCATTCCGTCTTCAGTTATCTCTGCTTCCTCAGAAAACCTTAGTAAACTTTTACCAAAGTCTGTGTCTTGAGGTGTTAAGAAACTAGGTATGGGATATGCTCTTCCGCGATAATCAAACGACCATGGTATGTAGTAATCCTTGCCTTCAAACTCTCTAACAACATTCATTGTCATTCTAGTTCGACAAGATATTCTCCATTCGTTAGCGTTTTTGTTATGGGCTATTGCAGCATCTTTCTTCCATTGCTTTTTACTATCTTTATTATTATCAAAGTCAGCTGGTTTTGGAGGTATTGGATGATTAATAACAGGACGAAACTTTCCTACTTCAATTTCTCTTTCTTCTAACTCCTTAGCTACTCCAACTATGAAATCACTAAGTCTGTATTTAACCTTTTGTATTTGGTTTAAAAATTGATAAGTTGTTTTCCCCTGTATACGTAACGGTTCGCCCCTGCGTACCATTTCATGGCAATTAGTTAATTGATTTAAGTAGTAACCACCATCGTGTAAGTTTGTCCAATCACGAGGTTCAATAAGCATTGGTTTAGTTAGTGGACTAAATAATTCTGTAATCCTTACTATCTCTTCTTTATGTTTATTAAATTCATCTGTTGTTATTACATATGCATCTGATTTGTTACCTTTTCTTTTCTCTACACTTTCAAACCAACCAGATGATTCTGCTAGACAATTTAATAAAAATCCTCCTAATTTTACTTTCCATTCTCTTGTCCAAGGTTTCCAAGGAATAATGTCATGCTTATTCATTATGGTTTGCATGGACTTGCGCTTGTACTCAGTACCTTTAGCTTGATGCCAATATGTTTCTTTTAATGCAGCAAACAACGGTGGTGCAAACCGCTCGTAATATTGCATTTGACATTCAGCTTCGATAGCACTTCCTATTGAATCAGTAACACTTATAACTAATTGATGTGTTCTTCTTGGAGAAAATACTTTATCAAATGTAAGCTTGGCTGCAATAACAGCTTGTGATTCAGTTTCTAGTGCAAACAAATATGGCATTAATGCAACTTGATTACCAGTTCCATTAAATGTTTTTATTGTATTGATACGTTCTTGTTTTCTTTTATCTAAATATTCAATAAATGTGGGCAACAATGTAGCAATGGAAGCAGAACCATAAACAGTTGCGGATGCATATTCTTTTTTTTCTAAGTGAAGGGTGTCCTTCCTTAATTTTTCTAATCCGCCCCTTATTTGATTACGTTCTAATGTCTCCTGCTGCTCAATTTCAGCACGTAAAGGCATGTATTTTTATTCGGTAGATTATGGATATTTAATTATGCTAAGGTGTATAATTTCAAAACCGTTGCAATAAAAAAGCTCTCAGCCTTGCAGCTCAGAGCGTATTCAACATTGTATTCAGATTACGGGAGATTTTAAGTCCGGCGCGTCTACCAATTCCGCCACACTCCCAAGGGATCTCGGCGAATTTATTGTAACAGACACACTTAACATATCAATAATCCGTAATGAAAAATGCTGATTTTCGCACCTAGT